TGGTAACTGCCCAGCCCGACACATGAAGGATGTTAGTTCAACATCACCCCCTGCGTATGCGGGAAAGTTAATGGTCGCTTTGAATAAATTCGGTCGCGCACCACCACCTCGCAGTTTTGATTTAAAATCATCTACGCCTAAAATTGCCATTGTTTATATCTCCTTGTGCGCTTTATGCCAATCCAACGACTTCTTCAAAGTCAACCCCAGTTCTCACTGCTACGAAACTTAGAGTAACGTAGTTGATAGAACGTGCAGGTTTGACATAGATGTCAGCCACGAATTGGTTGGTGTCAATCACTTGAGCAGTGTTGTTTGTTTCGTCACAAACGACTCTGAAGTCAGTGATTCCGCGTCTCCCCTTAATCTCTCTCAAGAAAGGTTCAACGATGTTAACGAATTCGGCTCTTGTGAATTCATCATTGAATTCAAACATTACGTTTTGAGCCGCTGATTTGATTGCTCGTTCCATGACTAAGAATAGTCGGCGAACGTTAATGCGATCAAATGCTGAAGGACGTGCTAGTTTAGTCTTATCTCCGAAGAGCAACACACCTTGACCAGGGAAGTTAACGATGGGGTTAACACCTGCTTTGTACAACGTGTCTCGTTGGGACTTAGTTGGACTAAAGCCGAGTGCACTTACACCAAAGTATTGACCACGCCTGTTACCTGCTGGTGAGAACCAAGGGGCTTGAACATTGTCTGTCGCTGCCATGATTCCTGCAGTAGATGCTGCCGCTGGTATGAAAGTATACTTATCGTTGTACTTGTCATACACTTTGAGGAAGTTACCATCCATAATCAAGTATGAAGATGATGCCAAACTCTTAGCGAAAGTTTCTATAGAAGTGGTAATCGTAGAAGCACTTTGCTGACCTACAACTGCCGCTCGGTTCGGTGATGATACAACAACACAATCTTTTCGGTCGCTTCGTGCAACTACTTCCATTGCTTCAACCAAAGTCTTTTGATCTGATGATGTTGCCAAACTAGGTGCAATCAAAAAGTCAAGTTGTAAGACATCTGGATCATTGTACACAGTTTCAAACGCATCTTTATATGTGGTTATTCCATGACCTTGTTTGGTCTGAGCGCCTCCATTGAAAGATCGTGTTTGCGTATTCTGACCACCGGGTGATGCTAATGGTCCACCGACGTTGGCAGCAATCGTGGCTTTAGTCCAATCGGCAGCCGCAGTTGTGGTGCTGTTCAGTTCACCTTGACGTGCCATCCAGATATACTGAGATTGCTCGTTAATAACATCAACAATGTGATTGTTACTACCGTCGGTAGTCTTCGCGTCTGTGGCGTAAGAAACGTGAGGGAAAGTCTCTAGTACAGTACCAGGAGTACCCGTGAAAGCACCGTCTTCGTCAACGACGACAACGTGTGCTTCGTCGTGTGCCTTCGCACCGTCGATGCTTCGTGCCGCAACAAAAGATGATGTTCCGGGTGCTTCATCAAACTGGCTTACATATGTCCAGTTAGTGAATGCACTGTCAGCCACCGCCGCTTTACCGCCATCGCCCGCAAGACCTGACCATGGGCAGATAGAAACTGATAATGAGTTTCCTGCTTCGCCAGGATATTTTGCGATGAAACGCTTTTCGGCAGGAGTGCCTGTTGCACCAAGAATGTAACCGCTCTTGTCTGCTTCCCAATCTGCCGCGTTACTGACAAGAGTGCCAGTGACACCTGAGGCAGAGTCCACAGCATTTAAGTCAGCCGTGTCAAGTGCCCGTGAAACATACAGAGATCCAGAGTATTTTAAGAAACTAGCGGCAGACAGAAAATCTATATTATTACTGTCTACAACTAACGTGGGGGAACCAAAGTTTGCAATCAATTCTGCTTCGTTACCAACAAGAATTGGTTGATCGCCAGGTCCCCAGTTGAGGTCTGCAACCATCGCACCAGTAGAGGAAGTCACCGCAGGAACAATACCTGATAGATCTACTTCTCTGATTGTGACAGCGGGAGACTCAGATGGTGAAAATGCCATAGTCGTGTCCTTTTTTCGTTAACATGAATAAGATATCATAATACGGAGATTTCTCAATGTATTTATTTATATACTATGAATTCTTAACATACCAACTGACCAGCACTATCCGATGTCCCTGTCGGACTTGACTAACCCCATGGAGTACATCATGATTATAGACCAGACTGCTACCATTTTGAGAGGGCGCCACAACAGGAACGATATCTTTTTTGTGATTGAGAGGACCTTTTCTTACTCCTTCCTGTGGCAAGTCGTAGTGTTTATCCATAACCAACGTGTCACCACCAACCAAGTCTTCAGATGATTCTAGAAACGTAATGATTGTTTTTTCAACCAACTCATTATTGTCTTCATGGAGTCGCGTAAATGAATACGGAATATACTTAAGAAAATAATGTGAGTAATTTTTTAACCCTCGTGTTGCGGCATAATTATCTAAATGCTTAATAGCAGGACAATCTTTTACGTCTTCACTTCTTGGATTGTATCGGTGTAGATTGAAAAGGTTATAGAATTGATCTATGTACTCGTGTCTGGATTTATTATATAACTCCCAGAGACTCTGCATTTCTGCGTCAGATAAGATCGTATCAATCTTAAAATTATGCCATTGATTTACCACGGATTTTGTAGATCATGATCCCAAGGTATTGACCAGTTTTTGTCTTTCATACTTTCAATATCTTCTAGCGAATCAATATACTCATCATTGTTATCATGATAACCAAACGGCACCAAATCTGCCTCAATAGAATCCATTCTACTTTGAAATAACATTTGTTTCATATCAATATCGGTGAGATCGTTGAATCTACTGTCGGTGGTAAAATATCCAAACATCACCAAATTCATCATGAGATCATCGTGGTTGCCATCGCTTGCTTCATATGATTGCCCTCTGGCACAAAACGTAGATATTTCTAATATAGTATTCTCATCAACAATTTCTAATTTGTTTTCTTCTAATAGATCTTTGATACCCGAACAACCAAGCCGCTTAGTCTTCCGATTGATTTCAATGCCCATTTTATTTTTTGATACTGATTCAACATGCATGTTCTCATATTCTAAATCTAGATATAAGCCATTACATACTAAAGTACCTTGATCATTTGATTCAACAACAACATATGCTTCATTGTAGACTTTCGCATACTTATAGATAATATTAGGAAAGAGCAAGGGCGAGATAGTGTTACAGCGATACACAGCCACCTGTTTAAAAGGTCTCGTGCTAATGTCGATGATATTGAATGTAGAATAGTCCTGTCCTCTTCCCTTGCTTACATCAACACACATGATGTAATCATGATCTGGTTGCGTTTCTTGATAAACAAGAAGATCGCCACCTTCCATATGTGTGATAGGATCTGTGGCACGTAATTTCATCAAGGTGTCGGCGCTTATTAATGTGTCGCCCGTACCGAAGAATGTGTTACCGAATTCCTGGTCAAATTGAAGAATGCTAGTGTTTGCTATGGTCTCCGCTTTCCATTGCTCATCACGTCCTGGCACGTCAAACCAATCCACACGAAAAGGTATAAACTGATTTATCCCTTGGTTGGCGCCTTCCCATATTTTATGGAATATATTTCCGATACCATTTGCTGTAGATGTGATAATAACCTTTGTATCTTTTCCGGCAGAGACAACAGGATAGGTGGAAGTGTAGAATTCTGATGCTCGCTCAACAAAAGCAAACTCATCGAGATAGAGGAGATTAACAGACATACCCCGAATAGAACTGCCGCTAGTACTAGCAGCCACAATCCTACTGTTATTAGAAAAATCGATACTACCCTTATTAAGAGTCTTGCAGCCAGGTTGTAAAAAGAACGGCAAGTTCTCAAGCATAAGTGTAATACGTCCGAGCATTTCTCGCGAAGTGGAACCTTTGTTAGCCAGAACAGCAATGGTTTTTTCGGGATTGAAAATCGCATACCAGAGAAGATAGGCGACAGACGAAATTGATTTGCCAGATTGTCTGCAAGCAAGTACAATGTTAAAACGATTGCTGTTAAAATGATGGAACATACGTTCTTGATAGGGATAAAGATTAAAAGGAACAAGACCCCTATCCAGTGAAATAATCTTGACATATTTTTCTGCAAAATATGAGGGATTTTCCATACACTTTTTATATTCAAGAACTTCCTCCTGTGTCCACTCTTGGACTACACCATCTTTCTTGACTAAGTGATTATATTGATACGTGTCATTGGACATTGGTAGAATCAGACTCAACTTCAATCACCTTTTCTTCATTCTGTAATAATCTTTGTAGATCAGTTGTGCTTCCTAGAAACACATTGTTGTTAGTAATATTCTTTTGCTCTTTCAAAGGCACGTGGGTAATATCTTTGTGCTTTTTGTTTAGATCCATTAATTTGTCAGTAACATCTGCAACATTTTTAATCATGCCAGATAATACTTCAAATGCTCTGGGATGCTCACTTTCACGAGCCACCTCAATCATCAAATCAAGACCGCGTTTACCGCCTTCTATCAGTTCCAGGTACGTGTCCCGACTCGTTTCGTAGTCGTTCTTGATGTTCGGGTTTTCTTTGTCGGTCATTATGATTCCTTTTATAGATTCTTCGGTCTTCTGCTATTTGTTGCCAGAATCTATCGTCAATGTCTTTTATGTCTATATTTATCATAATCGCTTCTTAGATATGTAGGCTTTTATTCCAAGCACATTTAGATCGGAATCTGTTCTGTCATATACAGCAGAAAATAACCACGGTCTTGCGGTTATATCAGACGGCACTGGCCATGTAAATCCATGTTCCGTACAAAAATCACGAACAGGTTGCTCAGTGTAAGATATGAAGTAAGCATCCGCTTGAGGTAATTCTCCATTGGCATCCCATGAACGACTTGTGTGCGTTACGTGTGCGCCTTCTGGTAACTCAGGTGTTATTCCACCAAACTCTAATTTTGCGGCTTTAAGTATCTTTGTACCATTATCTAGATTAAATTTAAGACCGTAATGATTTGAAATACCTGTTAAAGATGAATTCGTCATATCCAACACTTGAGATGCAGAGTCAGGAAAATAAGAGGCGGTAACACTATCTAATTCAGCAAAATTGTACCAACTAACGTGTCTTCCCGTGTACGGTTGACGATATCCTTGAGCAACGCCTATAAAATTACTTTCTCGGGTAAGAAAAAAATCGCTGTCATATTCAGAAAACATACTCACAATTTCATCAATGTAAGGCTTTGCGGCTGAATCACGAGGACCAATATCTACTCGTTGAAGTTGACCCTCATAGTACATATTATCACGTACAGTTTTTAAAAGAATAATCTGGGGTGTGATGTATCTTTCGTTGTCAGGAACGTCATAATGGTTGGTTGATATCCAATGAGCAAAATTATTATAGTTTATGGTTTCAAGTGCATTCGCTAATGTTTCTGCGGAGTCTATATTACCTAGATCATTGAGGGCAGGTGCCGCAAACATGTTTGCACCTTGATATTCATAATGATAGGCATACTCGGTGTCGCCAGTCCACGGTACAGTCTGTTCTTTCCAGCCATTAAATTTAGTTATGGCTTTAAGTTGATTGTCGCTGTCCCAGATAACCTGATCCCACAAAATAGCATTAATAGACATTAGTTCCCACCATTGTTATCCAGGGTCGCGATCACGATTAAATCCCAGTTAATAACAATGTTGTTGCCTGGTGCCGCCGCTTCATAGATTTGAAAATCAATTTCTAACTCTCTGCTGACACTACCATAATTACCTAGTTTAAAAGACAAGAAAAAATCCGCATAAGGAGATGATTGTGTCCCATTACCAATGTCCAGTGGAGTATCAAAAGATCCACCTACAGTAGCGCCCGTGATATTCTCGGTACCTTTTGTCGCAATAAGTTTGTAACCTGTATAGGGCGCAGTGCCTCCTGATATCCAAGTGCCTACCTTAACATACAAAGCCGAGTCCGGTGTCCGCCCACTATTGAAAGAATCTCTGCCGCGAGCGTATATACCACCATCATTATCAAATCTAACATTAGCAGTGGCAGTAACGGGAGAAAAAGTATCATATACTTGTTCATACGCCTCATTAGTGTAACTTAATAACGCAGTATATCCTAATATGCCATTACCTGCGACATTCTGAATGGTGATCGTCTCAGACGCCAACACAGTTGAGTTTACATTCTCTTCAACATCATGCAGTTCGTAAACAAACGCTTTGTTTTCCTGAACGGCGCTCGTAGTAATATCTACATCAAAGGTTCCTGTGCCACCTGAAATAACCACCGTACCTGTAGGTTTATTTGCACCAT